TCACGCGGGGCAGCTTCGCCAGATCCTTGTTGGACGGCGCGAGCTTGTGCCACTGCTGCGTGCGGGGAGTGAGGAAGGTCTCGAGGACCGCGGCGCCGCGCTCGAGCGACATGGCCGGGTCCATGTCGAAGATTTCGAGGTTCGTCTTCTGCCCCGGCGTCCGCTCCTGCGTGAAGTCGGTCGTGTCGGGCCAGAGCAGATCCTTCGTCTCCTGCCACTGGGAGTCGAAGTTGACGCGCCGACCCTTCAGTTGGCCGAGGCGTTGGATGAGCCCTTCCGCGGTGATGGACTCCAGTCCGATCACATCCCGCCTCCGAGCGTGCGCTTGCCGATTGAGGCCGAGAGGGCGTCGGCGCGGCGACCGGAGAGCACGGACGGGCGACCGTTGCTGGCGAGCCGGCGGCGCTCTTCTTCGCGGGCAGCGGCCGATGCGGCGATGGCCTCAGTGTCGGGCGGGGGCTCGGGCGGCCGAGGCGTCGACTGCTCGCCCTTGATCAGGAAGCCGCCCGGATCGAAGACGTTATTGATGACGGAGTTCTTGCCCGCGTAGCTGCTGTAGAACTTCTTGGGGCCCTTGAAGCCGAGCATTCCGAAGATGCGATCAAGGTTGAAGCCGCCGCCCTTCCCGCCCATGCGCACCCCCCAGCCAGCGGACGAGCCTCGGCCCGTCGCTCTTCTGCCAGCCGAGCCGTATGGCATAGTCGCGCTGTGGGCAATCCTCGGGGAACGCAGCGAGTAGTCGGGACGCACCCATCAGCTCGGCCACGATCTCGACCGCGACCGACCACCGCTTCACGGGCCAGCGGCTTCGGTACCGGGGAGCGACGGCGAGGTGAATCAGCGCCGCGTCGGGAGCTTGCGGATGGGGCGCCTCGAACCAAAAGACGACGCCGCGGCCCATGCGGAACCACGAGCCGTAGACGACCTCATCGGACTCGATGGCTCGGGGGAATCCCCAGGTGGCGACATCCTCGGCGGCTTCGACGACCTCGACGGGATCGACGAGCTCGCGCAGGGACCAGGGGCCGAGGCTAGAAGATGCGGCGGCCGTCCCGATCGTAGACCTCACGCGGCAACCGATCCCGACTGCGGGTGCAGCCGATCAAGTAGCCCACGGCGAAGCCCATGAGGGTGAAGACGACGACGGTCACCACATATCCGCCTGATCCTGAAACGGTTCGGTGTCATCATAGTCTGCCGGACGAAGCGCCGCGACGCCTTCCCCGAGGCCGAGCATGGCGTACTCGAGCGCCTCGACCGGGTGGCTGAACTGGTTCTTGTCGGGCTCGTCCGTGTAGCGTTCGCTGCCTGCGACCTTGAGCCTGCGGAAGCAGAATCCCCCCGCAAGACCCTTGCGGATCATCCTCGCCTTCGGGGACACGAGCAGCGCGGGCTTGCCATCGGCGCAGACCCGCTGCAAAGGCCGCGAGACCGCAGCCCGCCGCAGGATCGGGTCATTGCTCGGGGCGGCCTGGACGGGGATCCCGGCTGCGTTGAGGATCTGCCGTGGCGTGTCGTTTGTAGCCTGTCCCTGGCTATCTCCCGCTGGATCGCTCCACCCCTTGATAGCCTGCGGATAATGCTGGCCCATATACCGCTTGAGCGCCGGCCCGAAGTCGGCCTGGCTCATGTCCTCGGTCACGAACTCGTCGATGACGACCGTGCGACCCCACTGCGGGATGTGCTGGCAGATGGCGGCGGCAGGGGTCCGGCCGTAGTCGACGCCGAGCACGATGGGCAGCCTCGGATCGAACGGGATCGGGTCGCGGGTGCAGTGGAGGCTGTCGATGTAGGCGGGGTGGACGGGCTTGCCGTCGAGCGTGAAGCCGTACTCGTTCGCGAGGTTGACCTTGATCCAGTCCTCGGCCTTGCCAGCAACGGCTCGAGCGTAGTAGCCGTCGGGTAGGTTTTTCAGGTTCTCGGCGTCCGGGTTCGGGACCCACGCGCCCGTGGTCGTGTCCTTCGTGACGCCGCCCGGCTGACGGAAGAAGGCCCACTCCGGCGGACGGACCTCTTCGGCGAGGCGCCAGAGGAAGTGGTCTTCGTCCCATGCGTTCGAGTCCCCGAACATGCCGTGCCACGTCGGGGCGACGCCGCCGTCGGCCATCGACGGGTAGCGCCCGTGGCGCAGGTCGAGCATGTCGATCACGGGCTTGACCAGCTCCTTCGTCTCGTTGAGCCAGACGCCCGTGACCTGGAGGCCGCGGATCTTGCGGACTGCGTCCTCTCGATCGAGGGCGAGGAATATGACCTCGGACTTGGCGTAGGTGTGGTCGGGGAGCTCGACCTTCATGCGGAACGTGGGCGGCTCCATGCCCCCCATGTGCATCTCGCCGAGGTCGCCGAAGAGGGTCAGAAAGTCCTTGATCGTGGTCGTGGTCAGGTCGGGATAGGTGTTGCGGACGGCCACGAAGCGGGTCGGCCGGATGCCGTCGCGGTTGGGCGCTTGCTGGATGATCGTGAGCAGCAGCCGATCGAGGGTGCCGAACGTCTTGCCCGAGCCGAGCGGCCCCATGATGATCGAGACGCGGGACCGATCGCGGCGATAGGCATCGAGGACCGGGTAGCCGGGGGTGCCGACCCGGACCTCAAGCTCGAGCGGCAATGGCGGCGTCCAGATACGCCTCGGCCTCGTCGAACGACGCCCCGTCCTTGATCATGTCGGCCTGGATCTGCCACACGAGCTTTTGATCCCGCATGTCCTCGTAGTGGCGAATCCGCCTCCACTCGTCCCACGCAAGCGTAGACTTTGGCCCACGCAATCGGTGCAGCATGATCGTGCGGCGGATCGCCTTGAGCTCGTCAGCCATCGACGGACCCGCGCTAGATGTAGCCTCAGGCTGCGCAGGATGACCCAGGATCGACGCAGGCGCTGACCCTATGTCCGGTGACGGCTTATCGCTTTTCGTTCGCCTGCGCCCTTTAGGCCACGCCATCGTCTTCCTTTCGCGTGTCGCTGCGGTCGATGATCCTCAACTTCACTTCGCTTTCGAGCTTCGCCGCGACCTCGTTCGGCACCATGCGCAGCAGGCCCTTGGCGAACGTCTCGTTGTCGAGCGTCATCAGGAACTCGACGCCACCCCGGCGCTCGTAGGCTTCGAGCCAGTCCTCGCGCATGGCCCGGGTCACTTTGTTCGGAACGCCCGGCTTGCGACCCGCGTTGGCTGGTCGAGGCTGTCCAGGTTTGAACGGCATTCGGCGTTACTTTCGCACGCTCACGGGGTCACCCACCCCCAGTTGCGTCCCTTCCGAATATCGCATATTGCCGCCTGCGACACCCCGAACTCAGTCGCGAGCTTCTTGGCGCTCTCGCCGATCGACAGCCGCCGTTTGATCAGGATCACGTCGGCCTCCTTGAGCTTGCCAACGCCGAGCCGACGCTTGCCGAAGCGAGAGCGTTGCGAGACCTGACCTCGACTCATCAGAGTCATCGTCACCTCACATATCGCACGGGCCGCGATGCCCGGCGGGTCTTCGGCAGGTTCCCGCGATGGGAATGCCGCCGTGTGTTCCGTACACGAACTCCTTGAAGCAGAGCTCGTCGGGCGCATCGAGCAGCCAACGTCGCAACAGGCTGCGCAGCCAGTTGAGCATCACGCCACCTGATCCAGTCCGAGAATGCTCACGAGCTTCGCGTACTCGGCCATGGTGCCCGTCGTGACCCACTCGAACGTCATGCCGTCCTCGTCGACGAAGCTGATTTCCTTCTGCGACTTGAGTCGCACCTCGGCGACTGTTCGTGCGTTGAGCAGCCGTTCGCCCGACATCCCGTTCCCAAGCTTGACCCTGATCCAGTCCATTTCAGTCCCCTCCGGTTCCGTCGAGCCAGGGACTCGACATGATGCGCGGCCCCACCTCGACGCCGCGGTTCGCAATCCCGATCAGTCCCAACGCCTCCTCGACGCTGCGCACCACGCTGGCGATGCCACCGCGCCACTCGTCGAAGAAGTCGCACTGTCCCTCGGTCAGCTTGCCGCCGGGCTGCTTCACCTCGAGCAAGTAGGTCTGCCGGTCGTAACCGACGAGCAGGTCGACGGGCCGGTCGAGCTGATAGACCGAGGCGCCGTGCTTGCGTAGGGCGGTGATGATCTCCGACTCGTTACGGTCCCTGCATTTCGCGTGGCGGTTGAGGCTCATCGTTGCTCGGGCTCCACCCACGCCCAGGTTCGTTCGTTTGCGATGGAGTGTACGGCCGTCCCCGAGATTCCCTCTCGCCTCGCCACTTCCCGCTGCGACTTCCCGCGCGCAAGTTCGGCCTTGATGCGAGCGACACGGGGCGCGGTCAGCCGCGTGTAGCGTTGCTTGGGCTTCGCGGTCATCGCTTACCCTCTTTCAGCACCGCAAGCAGATTCTGAAGCGCATCGGCCCCGAGTTTCCACTGCTCAGCCGTCACTGCCGCAGCAGGCTCGTACTTTCCAAGGGCGACCCACCAGGCTGCCTCATTGAGGCGCTGGAGGTGATCCCACTCGTCCGGGTCCACGAGAATCCGCCCGGTCTCGGTCGGCGTCGGACTCGGCGCCTTCATCGTGCGGATCTCGGGCGCCGGAATCCGCGCCTCCAGCTCCTCGACCCGATCCTCGAGCGACCCGATCGCCTTCATCGCTTCGGCCCAGGTGTTCATGTCCCCTCCAAGTTGCCCGCCTACTCCGGCACACCGGGCGGGCTCGGTGCTGGTTCCCGGTCTTGCGACTGCGCTTTGCCCCAGGCGTGCCGCTCGACCGTGGCCGATTAACTCGCTAGCAGCCCTTGCTGCCCTTCCCGCCCTTGCCCTTCTTGCCCTTGGCCATCACGGCCTCCCATCCACCGCGTCATGCGGCGAAACCTTCTCGAACATCCCCGACACCCGCGCGTCCATCGCGCACCACACGCACATCGGATACTCGCCCTCGTCGAAGTCCCGCGACCGCACGACCTGGCGCGCTTCGGCGCTGCACTGGAGCTCGGCGTGTTCGCCTCTAGGGCAGTCGGGGCTGGTGCAGGTGCAGCGGGTCATGCGCTCGCCTTGCGCAGCGCGAGGTCGATCAAGTTGCCGATCTCGTCCGGCGATTCAGCCCGCGCCCGCGCCTCGTCTTCGGCCTGCTTGCGCTTTGCCTCGGCGATGACTTGATCTGCGTCGCGGTAGCGCGAGTTCGGCCCTGACCCGCCGGGCTGCACGAAGCCCTTGAGAGCCCACCCGTCCGACATCGCATTGCGGAGTACGGCCAGCCAGTCGGCGCGCTTCTCGCGCTTGCCGTGGGACCAATCCCGGACCCTGTTCCAGGCGTAGGCGAGTTGTTCGGGAGTGAACCGGTTGGCCGCTGCCCACGTCCGGGCCTTCTCGCGTTCCTCGTCCGAAAGCCGATCAGGACACACACACGGCTTCCG